GTAAGTGAGTAGCCGACAATTCTTTGCAGGTACCCCTGAAGGTCAATATCCCCGTCTGTAATTTCGTCAATGAATTGTAGCCAACGGGGACATTCCGCTTCAGGGTGATACTCGGCACCGGCAACTTTGGTGCAGTATTCTTTTCTGTCATGCGGCAGTAGCTCCCCTGTTTGCAAGTCAATCATTCCGTTGGGACAATTCATTATCCACGGGTTGCGATCCATCGCACTATTAGAAACTGCAAGGTAAGCCTTCGCAATGCCAACGGTAGCTGTCAGCTTTTTCAATTCCTCTGACTTCATGGCGAAAGCGAAAAGTGCCTTCTTTACCTTTTCGTCTTTCACTTTGTCAGCATCGTCTAGGATTGACAACGCGGTAAGTTGGGCATACTTTAGAATCGTGCCAGCATCGTCAACTACCCACTTTACGCCGTTCCACGTTAGCCACTTTTTGTGGCTTGGAGAAAACATAATGTCTTCCCCGTAAGTGTCAATCATGCGTTGCGCGTTGCCGGATTCTGTAAGGTGATAGTCCTTGATTTCAGGTTCGTACCTACAGACAGAATCGGTTATTTGCTGTAGCTCTGCATATCCCAACGGCGGCACGCAACGTTCATTTTCGCTGACTAGCCTTTCGTAAATTTCTCGGCGCGATGCTCCCCGCTGGCGACGGCTTGCAGCGATTCGCATTAGTTGGTGATTTCGGCCGCCCTCTGAGATTGGCCCGCCGTTGCCCAAATCGTCAATGCGTGGCCCGCCTGCGCCCTTGGTTTGGCTATCTGAAATCGCCTTAGTCCTAAGAATCGTAACTAGCCATTCTGGACAGGGCGGGAAAATCGGCGTGAAATCATTTTGACTGACAGGGCGCGGCTCACGGTACCAAGTGTATGCACGGCCGCTAGGATGCATCGCACCCGGCGCGAGGACGTAACCGCCGTCAGCGCGTAAGTCAAGCCCTTGGATACCGCCAATGTTTACGCCTGTCTTTACCTTGCCTAGTTCCGCTGCAATCGCTTCAGGGTAGGCAAAGTAAATATGGTAGCCCTTGCCGGTTGACACGATAGGCGCATTCTCTGGAACGCCTAACTTCGCAACCTGATTATAAGCTTCCTCATTGTCAATGTCAACTACAATGACACCTGAGATTTTCCCGGTGACAACTGCGAAATTTACAAAGCCTTGATTCTGCCAAGCTGCGATTTGCTCACTGTCAGCCTTGCGATTCTGAAACTCTGTCCATTTGACACCGGCAATTTTTGCTTTCGGCTTGATCGGAATGACCGAAAATCCAAGTAGCTGCAATGCCTGAATCTTGCTTTGATCCAAAATGAAACCTTCCTAGTATGCGGCTTTGTGCAAAATCGTTTGCCGAGACTAGCAGTTTCGTACAGGCTTTGCAATGCGTCAGGCATGCGTCAGGCGTGATTGGCCTGCATATGGCCGGGTTTTGGTCGGACTTGACGGATAGGGGCGGCTGACGCTTTTTCGTTCGTGCTTCCCCCCTATAGCTCTTATAGCCCCTCTCTATACATTCTTGTTACCCCTTCCCCATGTGTAAATGTGTCAAAAGGTAGTGATTTAGAGGGGGTTTAGGGTGACGCTTCGATGATCGAACTGACAGCATGCGACGGATCCACCGGCCAGAGCCAAAAAACGTGTCCCTTACGCGGGCGCGCGCGTATGCGCTCAGAGTACCTAGGCGTTTCATCCCATTTTGCTACTAATGACGCTAGTAGTTGGTATGAATTCTTAGCGGCAGGGTAGGCCAAAAGAGGCCACAATTGAAAATAGGTGTAATGCATTGGTTGACAAAGCCGATACATTGGGTATAAGGTGATTAGGCAAGGCAAACCGAACAGAGGAAAACAAAATGGTCATCGTCAAGCCCCGACACGAAAACCGCGAATCTTGGCTAAAGGAAGCAATCGAGATGTTCCGCGTAACATTCCGCGATTTGTGCAACGTAGAGCTTCCCGAAACTATCCACGTTTCAATGGGCCTGCCTGACGGCAAGTTCGGCAAGGGCACTGAAGCTATCGGACAGTGCTGGCCTACTAGCCGTAGCGAGGATGGACACAATCACGTCTTCATTTGCCCGACGCTTGCAGATCCTATCGAAGTGCTGAACGTTCTACTCCATGAGCTTATCCACGTTAGCGATGATTGCCTGTCAGGGCATCGCGGCTACTTTGTCGAAATCATGAAGGCGTTTGGATTGGGAGGTAAGGCTACTAGCACTACCCCCGGCGAAATGGAACCTATCTTTGAAGCTATGGTTCGATACCTTGGAGACTTCCCCCATGCTGCGCTTCATATCGTCAAGTCGAAGAAGCCGCCGACAACGGTAAAGGCCGGATGCCTTGAGACTGACTATCACGTTCGAATTTCTTTCAAGTGGGTTCGTGAGTTCGGCTATCCTAAGTGCCCTTGCTGCAATCGCCGAATGGTCAATTTGGGGGGTGAGTGAGAATGACCAACTACCTTTTCCAGAAAGGTGACAGAGTACAGACCATTGACTACGGGCCTGCAATTGTCACTCACCGATTCCCGCCAATCTTCGACCATATCAAACCTACATATTGGGTAACTCTGGAAACTGCCCATCCTTTCCCTAGAGACAAAATGAGCTATGGCGAAGACGAATTGAAAAAACTGCCATAAGGCCAAAAGCGGCCACTTTTCAAAATTCCTGTAACGTAGGGGTTGACAACTGCCGACAATAGGGTAGAGTTACTTACACAGAGGCAAACGGAACAAAAGGCACATCATGCACGAATACGAGTTGATCGACACGACCGATAACGATTGTCACGACAATGGCACCAAGGAACTTATGCAGGCTTACGCGGCTGAACTAAATGAGCAGGAACGCGGCGATACGTCAGTGAAGAAGAATCGTTGGGTTGCAAAGCCCGCCGGATACTCAGACCGCAATTTCAAGGGCTAAGGCTAAATAGGCCACAAAGCTGGCCTTGACAAAACCGGCAACAATGCCGATACTACTTTTACCAAGCAAAACGAAACCAAAGGAAGTAACCGAAATGGCAAAGTCCACCAAGCCCCGCATTGCAGCACTCAAGCCGGGACAGCGATTTGAGTTCAAGGGAAATAAGTTCACGTTCATTTCAAAGAATCCTCATGGGCGCGGTACCGTGTCAATCGAGACAGAGGAAGGCCGTTTCTTTTGCGGCAATAACAGCAAGGTTGACCGAATGCTAAATGACAAGTTCAGCGATTCCTACACTGAAGAAGTAGTAGCGGCAATGAAGAAGCGCGGCCGTCCTGAAATTGGCATCGAGCTTGCAGACCCAATCGAGATTGCAGCTTCAGCGGCAGGCGTTTTCATCGTCACTGAGATTTCCGGCCCAAAGGCCATGCAGGGTAAGACCGCAACGCTTGCACTGAATGCAGACGATGCAGAGGAATTGGTAAACCGCCTCACCCGTGCAATCGTCTTTGCACGCGAAACCGCACAGGCCAAGTCTTTCTAAAGGCCACGAAACTGGCCTAGACAAATCGGTTGCATTTGCCGATAGGAGGGTATAAGCTACTCACACAAACCGAAACAGAAAGGAAGGAAACATGCAGCACCCCGGTATGACAATCGAACATGACGGACAGGCAATTACCCTAGTCCATTACATCGGGCGCGCTGGCGGTTCCTTCCGCTGGCATGCAGAGGACAGGAACGGTTGCACAGTTACCGTTGACCTTGCAGCCTGATCGACTTGCACCAAACTAGATAGACCTGTTACACTAGACAAACACAAATGGCATCCCGCCACAATCCCAAAGAAAAGGAAGTACCTAGAATGGCTAAGACCACTACCAAGACCGATGATGCCCCGACCGTTGAGCCGGTGGCAGCACCCGTCATTGACCTATCCGCAATCCCCGGCCTTGCAGACCTCTCCCCGCTTGAGCAGATTCAGGCACTTCAGGCTAACCTGAAGACGCTCAAGAGCGATGCAGGCGAGGCCATGAAGGCTGACGCTACTGCCAAGTTCACGCCGCTTTACGAGCAGCTTCAGAGCGCAGTTACCGCAATCGGTGACAACGAGAATCCAGAGCGTGCAGCACTGGCCCTGAAGTGGCTTGGTGAGAACATGGTAGAAATCAAGCGCACCGGCCGCGCGTACCATAAGTACGTTTACGGCGTTGCCGCTCCCCGTGCTCCCCGCGAGCCTAAGAGCGACGTTGCAGAGGCAACGGCCTAGTTCGGGATGCCCGGTAGAACCTAGTTGGGGCAACAAGCTGGGTGAAAAGTAGGAGCTAATCGAGGGTTCGCCCGTTGACACCGCCCTTTCTCTACCGCCCGTATTACCGAAATCCCCATATGAAAGCCCTCTAGGAAACTAGGGGGTTTTCTTATGCCCACTTCTACAGGAGCTAAGAAAATGTCACCAAAGAATTACGCTAAGTTTTACGGAACCCCCATGTTCGGCCATTCCGTCAGCATCGGTTTCATGCCCGCTAACTGGATCATCGGTCTAGCGTTCGGGCCTAAGTGGGTTGCTCTGCACGTTGGGCCATTCAATCTATTCTGGCATCGACCAAAGGAACAGTCAGAAACGCGCCTAGGCGGTACCGTCAGCGGTTCGCAGGGGTAGGCCGGTAGGGTTATGGCCTTGAGCCTGTTTCGCAGCACAGAGCGTTTCAGGCGAGGCCGCCTACCTCACCCTTGGTTCGGCAAGGTAGGCCAGCGACTTGGCCGCATGAATTGGTTGCAATCGGGAAGGGCCGTCTGTATAGTGCTTGCAGCAGTTCAGTTAGTTCCTTTCGAGGTTCTACCAAGCAGGACTGTTAGGTGTCGCCTTTGGCAATGGCACTGTCAGCAAGTTCAGGGTCTAGCGGTTCGCCGCGAAACTCGCAACTTGCACCCGCCCCGGTCTGCAACGTCAATTGAGGACACGGGAACATAGGAAGTTAGTCAGTTGCCATTGCTCACGCGATTGTACCTGACCCCCATTCATAGATCGGGCCGCGCTTGCGTAGTTCGTCACTAGCTTGGATCGGTAGCCGCTAACTTCCCGAACGTCAGGCTTGCTTGCAGGTTTGTTCGCTCGTTCGTTCCCTAGTCACTAACTCAATTGTCAGCAGACCGGGGCATTTTTTATGCCCAAAATTTCTTAGAGGGAACGAAACGAACATGGCACTTGCAGACGATTTGGAAAAGCGGGGAATTTCCCCAATGTTCTGGCCGCCTATGGACGAGAACGGAAACGCAATTTCGCGTTGGCAGGGAAGGGCGCGTTCATGCTCTGACAGCTTCGCGGATTATAAGCGGCGAGCGAATACAGATCAGTTCACAGCAAAGCACCTTCCACGAAAGAAGGCTAAGTCATGAATACCCCGCTTTGGTATAAGCTACAGCAGGCGCGAATTTGGCTAGTTGGGGATTATGTCCCGCATTGGGAATGTAGGGTTTTCAAGCCCCGTTCACTTGGCTACCTAGTAGCCCGAACCATTCATAAGGTCAGGCATGGAGTTTGACGAAAAGACAGAGGGGATTCAGAATGGGACGCAACCTGACAACGGAAATGTTGGAGGAAGCGAGGGTGCAGAAAATGAGCTTGGAGACTTCACTACGCCACTCGATAAGATTAGGGGAAATGCAACTGGATCATTTGCGTTCGACGCTGGCGATTCTGACGGGGGAGAAAGTGGAGAATCCCAATCAGATGACGATGACGAAAACGGCGAAGATTTCAGTACGGCTTTAGAGCCTGAAGCTGAAATGAAGCTGACAGAGCTTTTCAAGCGAAAGGGAAAGCACCCGTTCCTGAATGACCAAATCATTGAAGACTTTTGCCGCAATCTAAGAACCTGTATCTTTCAGGAACTTGCAGCTATCGAAGCTGGCATTGCAGTAAACTCAATGAAGGAATGGTTGCGTCAAGGTCGCATTGTCCATGAGTACCTATGGGATGCTATCGGCACTTATGACATTGGCACCAAGTACGGAAACGAAAAGCTGAAGGAAATTGTCAGCAAGCTTACTGAAGCCGATTGGGTAGTTTTCAAGTTCTACACTGAAGCTACCAAGGCGAAGGCATGGGGGGAACGCGATGACTTGGACTTTATCGCCCGCGCGCGTTCTAAGGATTGGCGAGCGGCAGCGTATCGCCTCAAGATCCGCAACCCTGAAGTCTACGCCGAAACCAAGCAGGCACCAACTACAATTGTCAATACAGGCGACGTGACACAATCGCTGACCGTAGTTGATTTTGGTAAGTGGATGGAAGATGACCAAGGCGAAAGCTTAGAAATTGAAGCCACTGACGTAGAAGTAATTGACAGTTCAGACGAAAGGACTACAGAATGATTTTCAAGCGCCGACGAAAGATTGACAACGTAGAGCTTCCCAGTCTCTATTGCGATGACCCGCTTTGCGGATGCCATGATGCTGACCGCGTGAACCGAATTGAGTTTGCGATAAACTCGCTAGCGGCGGTGCCGACCAACCCAATGGTTGAAAAGCTTTTTGAACCTGAATCCATCGCAGGTGAAATCGCCTATTACGAACAGTGCATTGAAGAATGCAAGGCACGCCTAGAGGCTATGTCAGTCCCTACTGACGTGTCTGACATTTTCGCCCCGATGGTCGATGACGAGCTTTACACTGTCATTGGCGATCCTGCCGAATACAGCCGTTCCGATGACGAGCTAGTAGCAATGGCCCGCGTGCTATTCAACGGCGAGCCTTACACGGTCATTGGCCGTTCGACTGACAGTATTGACCCTGACACTGATAAGCATTTCGTCTACGTTCACCTGTATGACGATTTCCGTTTTAGTGTCGGAAACGCTATCTATGCAGAGCGACCATGAGCGCAGTTTCTAAAGACTTCGATGACCCGCGCCTGCTAGTGCGTCACCCCGGTGCAGTATCATCGTTACCCGGTGACGAAAACGAGGTTTCACTATTCTTTCATGACGTTGGAACAGTGAAGGTTTACGTTACCCTGCCAGTAGCGAAGGCAAAGGAACTTTGCAATTCGCTATACACGTCAATTCAGAAAGCAGACAATGGGACTGTCTAGGCCATACACAATTCTTGACAGCTATGAATACCAAAATGAAGCTGGATTCCAGACCACTACGGTTTTCAAGATTCAGGTAAACTCACTAACCGAAATGCAGGCCAGTGCTCTACATGCTCACTTGGTCGATGAAACCAAGTTCAAGTGCAGCGTTTACGGCAAGGCAGGGGGAGAAAACAATGGGACAGATTGACCCGGCACATATGACTATCGAGCAGGCCGCCCGGTATTGCGGAATTAGCTTCGCTCACGCTTGGTGGATGGTGACTACTGGACGCTGGAACACGGTTCGTGTAGGAGCGGGAAATCGAATCGTGCGCGTTTGGCGCGAGCAGGTCGAACAGAGCAAGTCAGTTTGGCGCGATGCTGACCTAAAGGCCAAGGCGCGCTATCGTGAAATGTCAAACAAAGCACGAAAGGCGCGAGCCAATGCAAAGCGCGTCACTGTCTAAGAATCCCAATTGCTGCGCGTCTGGAATCCTGCCGCGTTGCATCGGGACAGTCTGCACGCATTGCCCAACATGCGGCAATCACAGCTTTGCAGCGGAAGACAGGCGTTGCCTATATTGTCAGCCGTTGCCGGTTCGGGAGGAACCGAAAACAGCACCAAAGCAACCAACTACTTATAAACCGCGTAAGCGTCAGAGGGTGTCACCTGCAATGCAGGAAGCCGCTTACCGTGAGGCAATGGGGAAAAATCGTGGCAAGTCATGACCATAGTTCTATCGCTCAGTTGACAAAGCACAACTTAGGCGGTACGCTTATAATTCCAAGCATTACGCATACGTCAGAATCGACAGCAGAGGCAATGCGACTGACACAGGCATTTGACGACCTAGAGGGGTACTGCAAAGTATTCAACATTGACTTCCCGTTTCTGAAGACAGAAACAATGGAGCGCATTACTACAGGCGTTCATTGGCGCGATGCAATCTCATGGGCCAAGGAACGCGCAATTCGCGGGCAGGCCAATAAGCTACCGCCTAAGAAAAAGGAATTCTAGCGATGACGCAACTATCGTTTGACGCGCCGTTACCGCCCGCCCCGCCCTTGGTTGAACGTCCAACGGCACGGCAGTTGTCAGACGGTACTTTCTTAGCGTGTCCAGATTGCGGCCACTACCAACAAAATTCAGGAAATGCTACCGGGTCAATATGTCAGTCATGCGGCAGTTGGGCAACTAAGCACGGTGCCCGTTTAGCAGCACGTCACCATTACCAAATTCCACTTCCAATCGGTACCCGCGATCCACTCGCAGATAACCGCCTAGTCACTTCTAACCCCGGCCCTGAATGTAACATAACAAAAGGCGTTTCCAATTGGTGCGCTGAATCCGTCCCATGTTGGACTGACCCCGAAAGCCCGTGCCACATGCAGACAATCGAGCTAAAAGAAATCGAGCTACTAGACGATTCGGAATACTCGGCAAACTTCGCTGGCATCGTTCCAATCTATAACGCTGTAGCGACCAACGTAAACGCTATCTATCGCCGCTACCATGACACGCAAGTAGAGCTATTCCGCACTCGAAAGGAACGTGACATTTGCCGCGCCGCTGAACGTGCTGCACAGGCCGAAATGGATTCAGCGTCCCGTGACAATCACGCAGTTCAAACCGAATTGACAAAAGCGTTGGAAGCTTTCGAGCAGGTAAAGACGCAACTATCACAGTTAGGAATGATCGTCTAATGAGTAACCGAGAAACTAAAGTGTACCGCCTCATACGCGCTTGGACTTGCTTACGTCACGGACACCTTCCAAGCCGTCTGCAAGTTCCGAACACTCGCGGGAAAGTGCTCTGCATTCGTTGCGGTAAGCAGGTGACAGCAAAGCGAAGGTTCCTGCCACGGAAGGCAAGTTAGACCAAAAACAATCAAGGTACACTATGCACGGGAGGGCATGATATGCTTTGGTACATCGCACTAGGAACGTGGGTAGCGGCTTCAGCCGTCCTAGTCCTGTTCTTCTACGGGGCAGGCAAGCTACATTGACAAACCGGATTACCCCTGACTGACAGGTTGGGGGTTTTCCTGTATCTAGCGAAGGATTTAGAAATGCCAGAATTCACAATTAGCATGAACGTTGACGGCGTAGAACGGTCAATTGTCGAGCAGGTGCCAAAGGGATGCATTGTCAATGACATTCTGATTGAAGCCAATGACTTGGCTAAGGCAAGTTCATTGTCACGGGTTGTCAGTCGAACACTTCAGCAAATGTTCTTTGACATTGCACAGGAAGTTTTGCCGAATGCCGAAACGGTCGATGCGCTGGCCGCCGACACCTTGGTTGAACAGGCAGCACAGATTCTTAGCGAGGACACTACGCTTACCCAATTCGAGCAGGCAGGTTCCTAATGGGTACTTTCCATATCACAGCAATTGCCAACGGTCAGGCATTCGAAGAAAAGGTAGTCAGTCAGCGTGTCCAGATTGAAGGCAACTTGCTAATAGTCGGATCGGCTGAAGCCGTCAGTGACACGCTAGCCCGTGTCTTTCATGCAGTAGCCGAAACGCGAAAGTCCCTAGATACAGATATGAGTTGAACCAATGGCAAGCCCTGTTACATCGAGAGCGATAGGTAAGCAGCCTAAGCAGGATCGGACGCGCACACTAGCTGACCGAATCCGCGAGGCTACTAACCCTGACACAATGCCTTACGGCGTTTTCGGTGTAATGGACAATCCCTATATCGGTGAATACGTCGGCAAGGATGGAATCGCTAGACAGCGAAAGCCGACACGCAAGCAAGCCCTGTTTCTGTCTAACAAATATAACCAAGTCTTTGACGGCTTTTACGGCGGTGCAGCGGGCGGGGCAAAGTCAGACGCTATCCTCATGGCGGCTCTGCAATTCGTCATGGTTCCAAGCTACCGCGCTCTGATTGTCCGTAAGAATTTCAAGATGCTAAATAAGCCCGGTGCTCTAATGGAGCGCGCCGCTACTTGGCTATCTGGAACAGGCGCGCATTGGAACGGACAGGATCATACTTGGACTTTTCCAAGCGGTGCAAAGCTGACATTCGGACACCTAGAGCACGAAAAGAATAAGGCCGATTATCAGTCTGCAAACTTCCACTTCATTGGGATTGACGAGGTAACAGACCTGACAGAATCGGCCGTGCTATTTCTTATGACACGTTGCCGCCGAACTGTAGGTGACGATTTCATACCGCTACGATTCCGCACAGCTTCCAACCCTCTAGGGCCGGGGGTAGGTTGGGTAAAGCGTCGATATGTAGTCCCGGTAAAGTCACGCAATAAAGCAAGTATCTTTAGGGTGTCAGTCGGTAAGCATACTGAAGACAGGTTCTTTATCCCTGCCTCGCTAAAGGATAACCCGTACCTAGACCAAGAAGAATATGAGCGGATTCTAAATAAGCAGGATCCAGTCTTACGCGCTCAGTTGCTAAATGGCGATTGGGACGCAAAGCAAAAAGGCGCAATCTTTGACACGTCTTACTTTGAAGTTATCAAGCCGCATGAAGTACCGAACCGCCTACGTCTAGTGCGCTATTGGGACTTGGCAGGTACAGCAGAGGAAGACAACGCTTCAGCCTGTAACACAGCCGGTATCCATTACGGCGTAGACGACGTAACAGGCATTGACTATATCTTAGACCTAAAGAAATTCATGGCTAACCCTACAGACGTAGAGGCGACATTGGCGCAAGTTGCAGACGATGACGGGCGGGCTACAGAGGTACACATCGAGCAGGAACCGGGCCAGTCAGGCAAGGCACAAATCCACTCGTATCAGGACAGACTTAGCGGCTATACTGTACGCGGCAATCTCCCCGGCAAACAGGGCAGCAAGGAAGTCAGAGCCAAGCCCGTTGCAATCAAGGCCGGACGTGGACGAATCAAGGTAGTTGAAGGGGATTGGAATGAAGACTTTTTCATTGACCTTACTGCCTTCCCCAATGATGGGAAAGACACGGTTGACGCGCTATCAGGTGCATTCGCTGTAACCCGTCGAGATAGCACGGTCAAAAGTACCAACCGAATCAAGACACGCACTAGGCAACGTGGAACGCCTAATATCATGTACCGTGGTGAACGTGTCAGTTAGTCAGTTTGAAGGGAATCTAAATGGCAGACGCAATTGAAAATCCAGTTGTCACTGACAGCACAGGAATTGTTACTTATAACCTAGCTCAAGTTGCAGCGTGGGAAACGTCACCCGGTTACGAACTAGATCAGGACGTGCTAGAGGATCACGCTAACCTTGACAATGACACTGGACGAATTGCTAAGTATCAGGTCTACCGTGATTGGTACAAAGGTTCGCAAGGGGAAGCGGAAGTTTCTGAGCGACTACAGGCGATCCTTGAGGAAACGGGAATCCCGTTCGCTGACAACTTCGCTGACCTAATCGTTGACGCACCTGTTCGACGGCTCAAGTTGGCAGGACTGACATTCACGCCTGAGAATGACATTGCTGAAGAAGTCACTACTAAGATCATGCGGCAGAATCGAATGGACATTGGTTCTAGCCGTGTCCACCATAACGCCGTAAAGCTTGGTGACGCATTCTTAGTAGTTGACTATTCACAGGCAAAGGGCCATGTAACATTGACATATAACCGGCCTGACATTATGCGGCCAGAATATGACGATGACACCGGGGAAGAAATGCTTTGGTGCAGCAAGGTTTGGCAGACTAAGGAAATCAGCCCTTTCAATCCTGAACCTGACACTACCATTGAGCGAATGAATATCTATTGGCCTGACCGGATTGAAAAGTATTATCGAAGCGAGGACGGCGGGGATTGGCTACCGTTCATGGACGTAGCTACAGATAGCCTTTGGCCGATCCCTTGGATTGACGAAAAGACTAAGCAGCCTCTAGGCATTCCGGTATTCCATTTCCGCAACATGACGCTTGACGATGATTTCGGCGTTAGTGAAATCCATAAGGCGATCCCACAGCAGGGATTGCTAAATAAGTGGCTTATGGATACTGACTTGATTATGGACGCGCAGGGATACCCGCAACGTTGGATTGCGGGAGTTGACAGCGTGCGGAATGACGACGATGAAACCGCCGATTCTGGCAACTTCGACGGCGGGCCGGGAGAGGTTCTAACTAGCCCGAATCCAGAAACCAAGTTCGGGCAGTTTGACCCGGCTGACCTGTCAGGGCCGTTGTCAGCAATAGATATGTTGGTGCGGCATATGTCAGCTTCCAACGCAACGCCGATTGACGACCTGCTAGGAAATAAGCAGGCATCCGGCGAGGCTCTAAAGATGAAAGATTCCGGCCTGTCTGATAAGGCAGAGGAAAAAGAAATGTCATTCGGTAACGTTTGGGAAGACGTGTACCGTTACGCTCATAAGATCCGCAACATTTACGCGCAGGGCGAAACAGCGGTAGTCCTAGATGACACTGACATTTCTGCCAATTGGTCTGACACAGCACCCCGCAATGAAAAGGCCGTGATTGAAGTTCTAAAGGGTCTAGTGGAACTTGGAGCTTCAGAGGAATGGGCACTGAACGAATACGGCGTTGAAAATGTCAGTATGGTTCTAGCGCAGGCAGCGGCCGAAAAGGACAATTCAGCAGAGCGTGACATTCGAGCTATCACCCGTGGTGCCGACACTTTGGTTGACCCGGTGACTGACGGGCAGGTAGAGGAATGACACCCGTTCAGGATTACGGTTCTTACGGAACTGGCGCAGCTATTGCGGCAGCACAGTCAGGGTTGATTGGGATTACTGGCGGTGGAACTAACGTCAAGCTAACCGGATGCGAACTGACATTGACAAAAGGGCTATGGCTAGTAACAGGTCAGTTCTTTTCTGGCCGTATCTGGCAAACAGGAACAGGCTATGCATCGGCGGTTCTTAGGTCATACCTAACAGCGGCAGGCGGTGCAGCACTGACAGGTAGCCCTATCACGCCTTACCCGTACTGCAACCAATTTGTAAACGTTGAAAACGAGCAGAGAGCAAGCGCGCCCCCTGTCACACTTCAGACAACGGTAGAGGTTACAGCGGCTACCTATGGTGTCGAACTTTGGGGGGGTTGCGATATGGTAGTGGGAACCAATTTCGCTAGCGGCTGGCGATGGGATTCAGGTAGTGAAAACCCTTCAGTGATTTCAGCAGTAAAGCTAAGGTGACACAATGGAAAAGATATTCTTAGAGGTTGCAGAATACGAATGCGAAACGTGCGGATGGGCCTTCAGTATGGCAGGCGAATTCGACGGTAGGCACGGTGACATTCGAGCCGATCCAATGGAAGCGAAGCAATGCGAAGGCATCGCAAAGGAAGTAACAAATGGGTGAGCTAATCGGAATCGACGGCAAGCGACTTTCCACTAACGGAACACAGCTTGAAACGCCTGACATTGCAGCGGCATGGCATACGTTGTCAACTAAGATTGCAATGGAAAATGGCATTGCACCTGAAGGGGAGATTTGCCACTTCAACGAGTTGCACCCTGTCATGCAGGTTCTTATTTGCGAGACAGTTCAGCAGATGATTGACCTAGGCTTTATTGTCCCCGGTTATGAATCTGCAATTCTTAGCCTTCAGGAATCGGCAGGGGTTGCAAATGACTAGCCCGGTATCTACCTACAATCTTGAAATCGTTGAAGGCAATGAATACAGCCTTGAGGTTACTTGGAACGATTCGCTAGGCGATCCAATCGACGTGACAGGCTACACGGCTTCACTTCGAATTGGTCGCAAGGATGCTGTCTCGCTAGAAATCACTGAAGCTGACTACATTGACGTTGGCGGGGTAAACGGTAAGTTCATTATCGGAATCCCCGCAAGTGTCACTGAGAATATCCCTAGCAGCAAGTTCTATGATTTTGACATTACCTCGCCTACTAGCGTTGTCACTCGATTGCTAACAGGGAAGGTCAATCTAACTCAGCGGGCCGTGCCAAATGAATAGCGTGTCAGTGACACAGGTAGTGAATACAGTAGCTATCGAGGAATCACCTGATAACGCTGTATCGGTAAATGAGGCACCTGCTAACTCTGTTTCAGTTTCACAGGCAGCACAAAACGTAGTGCTAGTAGCTGAAGCACCTGCTAACATAGTGTCAGTCAGAGAGGCGGGAGCACGCGGGCCACAGGGCTTGCAAGGCATCCCCGGCAATGACGGCGCAGACGGTGCTACAGGGCCAGCAGGGCCACAGGGAGACACAGGGCCAGCGGGAGCGGATAGCACGGTACCCGGCCCGCAAGGCCCGATTGGTCTAACTGGCCCTAAAGGCGATAAAGGCGATACTGGCGACCAAGGCCCGCAAGGGCCAGCGGGCAATGATGGTGCTATTGGCCCTCAAGGCCCAAAGGGAGATACCGGGGATACTGGCCCTCAAGGAATTCAAGGCATTCAGGGAGAAACAGGGCCGCAAGGGCCGCAAGGAATACCCGGTACTAACGGAACCAACGGAATTGACGGTGCAGATATGCCGGGTAGTCAGGCAGCCCCATTCAATGTAAACGCGATTTACGAAACAGTGTCATACCTCTATGTCTGCCTTTCCAATGAAAATGCAGATTGGTACGTCAAGCGAGTAAACCAAGATGGTTCAGGCGTGGGCCACGCTACAGAGCTAAACAATCCGACTGTCACCAATTACGTTGACGCTGAATCGGGCAGAGTGTCATTGACATATGAACGATTCGATCAGGCATTCTAAGAAAGGGAAACACAAATGGGAATTTCTACAGCGCGTGCAATTGCTTATCTTGAGCATGATTTCTTTGACGTAGTTGGAGACTATGACGCTGACACAGATCAGACGATTGCACTTCACACAGCCTCACCGGGTATTGGTGGAACACAGCAGACTAACGAAACGACGTATGACGGCTATGTTCGTCAGACTGTCAGTAAGAGCGCGGCAGGATGGACTAGGACGGGTACTCAAGTTGTCAATGACAATGATATTGAGTTTCCAGAATGCACTTCCGGTGCTACTCAGACAATCAAGTATATTACGCTAGGCCGTGGTGCTGGCGGTACTCACGAAATTGGCTATATCATCGAGCTAGCCCCGGCTGACTGGATTGACATTTCTCAGAATATCGTTCCCCGTGTCAATGCGGGACTTATCAGTGTAAATATCGGCGCAAGCGTAGGGTGATTGACAAATGGCTACTTGGACTTCTCAAAATGAAATGTTCGCTGACCTCAAGGCAGGGAACTACACTGAAGCGCGATTGCATAAGCTGGCACCGGGTCTAGGTGCTGTAGGTCGCTCAATGGAGCTATTTACAGGGGCAGGCGTTCCGGCCGCTGGCACGTTCTCAGGGGCGGCCGGTTCGTGGAATGCATGCACGGCGGCAACTACGGGAGCAATGACGTTTCAGACACAGGGAGCTATTAGCCCTGAAACTCGGCACATGCTCCATGCCTACGGGAACATTCATTCCGTAGGGGCACCTGTAGACCTAGAGATTTGGGACTTGCTAGGTTATCATCCGGCGTGCGTTGTCACTGGTACAGCAACTACGCTAACTGCCCCAACCCTGCCAACGCGCGCAACTGGCAAGCGTGACATTCAGGCACTAATTGGCGTTCAGTCTGCCCTTGGTGCAGCCTCACCTTCCCTGACAGTGACATATCAGGATCAGGACGGTAACGCTTCGCAGGCTAGCCCTTACGCAATGGTAAGCCCTGCTAACTCGGCACCTATCGGAACCATGTTTGGACACGCTACAGGCGGGGTTATTGAAATGCCTCTAGCTGCGCCTGACACCGGCATTACCCGCATTGTCAGTTACACGATTGCATCGGGAACTACCGGAACTGTATTCATGGCATATGCACGGCGCATTTGCTCTATCCCGATTCGCGCAATCAATGAAGGAACGATTCTGGATTTCGTCAATATCATGGGCGGGAATTTCCAGATTGACGACGATGCTTGCCTAATTGGAATTCTTGCGAACATGGGCGGTATCGTCCCCTCTGGCGGTATCATCAAGGGACGTTTCGGAATCGGTTGGTCTTCATAATGGGATTGGTTCTCGGCGGTAACATGAGGACACCGGGGAAACGCGGTACTGTCACTACGGCTCAGGTTCTAACTAAGTCGAATTGGCTAAACCGCTTCGCTGACCCGGCATGGAATCCTAGTCAGTCGCTTCCGCCCGGTGTCAGGCTTCAGCTTGGCGCATACCCCCCCTTGGTTGGTGGCGGTTTTGCTTCACTGAAAACAGTTGTCACCCCGTCATGCTCCGCAACTATGCCAATGAAGGGAACGGCTCTAGTTCATGCGGCTGACACTAGCGTTACACCTACAGCAGATGCACACATGGTAGCTATCAAAAAGCTACAGGGTTCAACGTCAGTGACACCTACCGCTAGTGGAGAAATCAAGGGTTCCGCAATGATTCGAGGCGGTACCAATACAATGACAGGTGCATCGGAACAGAGCATTACACAGGCTATTCTTGGTGCATTCACAGTTGACTACAATTCGCCGGGAACAGTTGGCGGGCAGTTGCATAACCTGCTAACACTTGCCAAGTTCCTTGGACTGAAGTAAACAAAAGGAAGCCATGCCGTCAGTCAGGGAACAGGAAGCCGCTAAGTTTCGGGCACAGATGATAGCGCGCGAGAATGCCGCTATTCGCTTCATGGAAGCTCAGTGGCGAAACTCAGCAAAGCGGATTCAGGCTGACATTGACAAAATCGTAGCTAAGATTGACAACGCAAGGCGAAACGGTGAGCGTGTCAATCCTGATTGGTTGCGACGGCAGGCCGAATATAAGCGACTACAGCAGCAGCTTATACGCGAGGCAAACCAATATAGCGCGCGGGTAGCGGCACAGTTGAAAGTTGACATTAGGTTTGGTGCTGAAAAAGGCATTCAGCAAATGTCAGCGATGCATGAACTTACGTTCACGAATCCTCAATTGTCAGTCGCTTCACTTGACGCTATGGGAATCTCTGAGCCGGTGCGCGAGGCACTGACATTTAGAGCTTTGCCAAGTGAGGCAATTAGGGACATTGCAGCTAGGGTAACGCCGCGATCACCGGCCGGAAAGATTCTAGGAAAGCTTGGCCGCGAGGCAGCTAAGGAATCTCGAAAGGTACTGATTGACGGCGTTACCCGTGGCCGCAATGTCAAGGTCATTGCAAGGGAATTAGAAAAGGTAGCCAACCTTCCTAAGTCGCGTGCAATGACGATTGCGCGAACAGAGATATTCGGCGCATACACTGACGCGATGCACGAACAGATGAAACAGGACAGAGCCGTTGGCGATGAATGGGTTTGGGTATGTCAGTTAGGTTCCGCTTGCGGTGGATGCCTAGCAATGCATGGGCAAACAATCAGCGTAGATAGCTTCATGAAAAAGCATCCGAACTGTCATTGTGAACCGATGCAAGTTCCTAAGTCATGGTCGGCTCTAGGTTTCCCGCCTGAAATGGACAGGAAGTTTCCACCAACTATTGACCCTGACAAAATGAAACAGGATGCACTAGCAGAGATTCGCGGCAAAAGTGTCAGTCAGCTTCAGGAACGCTTTGGAGTTGGCAAGGGTGCTTTGCTGCATTCAGGGGAAGTCAAGCTAAGTCAGTTGGCAACCGTAACTGAAAACAAGATTTGGGGCGGGGCGACGGTTGAAACCCCCCTCAAATATCTAGTCAAATAATCCCTAACGAAAGGAAATACCAATGAGTGACACCCTTGACTTTCTAAATACGTCAAAGGAAGCGTCAGCGGCAAACAGCACTGACATTGACCTAGAGGCAGTAGCCGGGAATCTGGATAGCCTGACTGACACTGAGCTAGTCAGCATCATGGAAGAACTGGACTTGCCGATTCAGGACAGTGCAGAGGCCGCGCGAAAGGTCATTAGTGACTACATTGCCCGCGAGAATGGAACGGCGAATGTCATTGACATTACGCATGAATCCGCTGGCCGCGCAAACCCTATGGTTGAGGATGAAACAGAGGAAGTAGAGATTGACCCTACGATTGTCAATACTTCCCGCCTTTGGTGGCAGAATCCATTTACCGGAAACAAGATCCCGCATGGTCAGAGCGACGTTGACGGTAAGGGCAATGTCAACGGTAAGGCAGTTTACGCGCCTGCCCCGAATCCTATTCAGCGTCCCCCGGTCTACGGTGACGAGTGAGTAACGGGGCGCGTAGCGCACAGGTACGAACGAAATTAGGAAGCAACTTCAGAAAGGTTTTTAGAATGGCAGCAGGTACACAGCAGACAGCAGCACTAGGGGCAAACAATGCAACTGGCGACGGATCGAATGGTGGATCAAATGGCGATGGAGCCAACACGGGAAATGCTACCGATGGAGCTAACAGCGGAAACGCGACTGACAACGGAACCGGATCAAACGGTGATTCGGGAAACAGTGGTGACAGTCAAGGGGGCGCAAACAATGATGGTGTCAGCAATGGTGGAGCTTTTGGGTTCGATGGTGAATTCAACGCTGAACGTGCGCGAAACCTGATTGACACTTTGCGCGAGGAATCCAAGGGCAAAGATTCGATTATCCGCGAAATGAGAGAGCGGCTAGAAAAGCTTGAAAAGTCAGGCGAGGGCGAGACTAAGCCTAAGAATGACAATGGCGGTTCCGAGAGTGACAATGCTGCACTTGAGGAAATCCGAAAGATTCGTAACGAGCTTGCAGAGGAAAAGCGACTGACACGTTTTCAGAATCTAGCTAACGGCATTCACCCTGACGCGGTAGCAATGGCATACAATGCAGTTCGTGACGAATTTGACATTGACAGTAACGGCGTTGTCACCAACATGACTAGCGTTATTGAAAGCCTCAAGCAGCGTCAGCCGTTCCTATTCGCACCTGTCACCAACGGGCAGAATCAGGGCGGTAGCGCAGGCGGGGGAACCAATACCGCTGGCGGTGGCAAGCTTTACACAGAGGATGAAAAGGCAGCAATGCGGGCCTTCAACATGACACCGGAACAGTTCGAAGCGGCAAAGACTGGCAAGCCGCCTGTCAAGTAAAAGTTGCATCATTGGTTGAAGTGTGCTATACTGAAGTTAGAGAGAAAAGGGCGAGGCCCGATCCTTGACAACTGACTGACACCTTCAAACCAAACCAATGGAGCAACTACCGTGTCTAAGAAAATGGTTAGCGTTGAAACGTTCTTTAGCATCAAGGGCAAGCCGGAAGCGTGGCATTGGTCAGGACAGATGTTCAAGCCAAGCGAACGGCTAGATAAGTACATTGCCGAACTTGAGGCACAGGGCGCGAAATACCGAATCGTTGAAGACGGTGGACAGGCGTTCAAGTTCTAATCCAACTGAGAGTAAAGGGCATCCTAGACAGGGTGCCCTTTACTTTTGTCAGTCAGACCAAAATAAACTGACAGGCACGGGCCACTGACACCCCTAGGCATTGGGAATGTTGGTGGCCCGTGTCAGTCAGGGGACAGTTTCCGGCTAGGGTCATGATACGATACCTCTAGCAGTAGCGAAGCCGCTTCCGCAAGTCCAAGAGGACGCACCCCGACCGATGACCGCTAGATGGTGGCGACGAGGCCGGGAAGCGAAAATGCAAACCACGTTAGGGATGACGTTTTGCATTGTACCTAACGACTTGCGGGAGCGGCTTTTTTCGTTTTCGCAATAACCAATCTAATTAGGGAGAGAAATAACAATGGCAGGTTTCACGTTTCGCACTTGCAAGGCAGAGGGCGGGCCTACGATTCAGCCGTTCGTGATTTCGGCAGCCGTAGCGGTTGGCGATATTGTGAAGGTGAATCCGGCTAACGGTCAGGTTGCGCCTAACACGACTGACAACGGAGCAGTTGTCGGCGTAGTTGTCGGGCCAAAGGATTACCGAACTTCTATGGATGCGCTAGTAAACGGCACGTCTGAAGTTCTAGTTGTCACTGACCCTGACGCGGTTTACGCCGTCGAGGATGCCAACGCGCGAAAGAATGGCGCAAAGCTAGATGTTGCCGGTACTACTGGCGCAATGACAGTAGCGGCTGACAGCAACCACGATTTCATCGTTGCTGCAACTTCTACCGCTGCACAGGAAACGCTAGTTCGTATCAACGCTGCAAAGCATTACACGAATGACGCAAGCTAGGAACTGACTAACTCAATCATTGAGTAGGAAAAGAGAAAAGGAAAACAGTTATGCCTAACCTACCTGAAAACTGGATTGAGCTAGTCACGCCGGGACTAGCAAATATCTTTTGGCGCGGTATCGGTGAGACAGCCGAAACGCACGAACGAACTAACGTCTTTCATGTTGCCCCGTCTGCTCGCGCATTCGAGGAAATGCTAGGCGTTGGCAACCTGTCAAATGAGGGTTGGAACGTTGGAGCGTCTGGACGTGTCCAGTTCGATACCATTCCTAAGCTATGGAAGCCTGAATTCCATCACGAGGAATTCGCTAAGGGAATCCAGATCAAGAAGTCTCTGTTTGAGGATAACCTCTACAGTGACGCTGGACTACCGGCAACCATTACGGATCAGCCTGCAATTCTAGCGCGAAATGCAGAGGTTCAGCGAGAGCTAGCGGCAGTTGAAGTCTTCAACTATGCCGATGTTAGCACCGGACTGACACCTAGCGGTTTCCCGATTGCTGGCCCTGACGGTTCCGCACTACTTGCAACTGACCATGAGCTTTTCCCCGGCGCGGGAAGTGGCGACGATCAGAGCAACCTTTACGCGAACCTGCCGCTTGACACGGCGGCAATCAAGACCATGCGCGCGGATGCTCGCAAGTGGACTGACAACGCCGGAAACCCGATGGGCGTTCGCCTCAATCAGCTACTAGTTAGCGTTGAGGATTCGGACGCGGCTGACATTATCCGAATGTCAGCACTTCAGCCCGGTACCGCAAACAACGATGCCAATACCGCTAAGAATTACCTTGGTGGCGGTGTAGTTGTTTGGGACTACCTAGAGAGTGACCGATACTTCTACATGGATGCGATGCTACGTCAGCGTCTACTTCTATGGTTCGAGCGTGTCGGACTTGAATTCGCGGCAGATGCGCCACTGACTACCTTGGTTGGTCGCTGGCGAGCACGAATGCGTTACACCCGTGGCTATGTCCATTGGGCATTCACGGCAGGCAGCGTAACCGCCTGACATACCTAAGCGAGCTTAGGATAGTGCAACGTCGAAAGCTAGAACGGGGCGGGAAACGGTTTTGGGGATTTCCGCTTCCTGCCCCGTTCTTGCGTGAAAGGTAAACATGGGAACTACAAATTTTGACACGGTGCAGGTAGGTACAGACCTGCTTGACGCTGACGGAAACAAGGTAACGCGCACTAAGACTGTCAAGGTTGCACTTGGTAGCGCGGCCGATACTGGCGGTGCAGTTCTAGCATGGGCAAACCCTGAAGCTACTGACATTCATATTGACCGTATCCGAATCAAGACTACGGTAAAGTCAACGGGAGCTTCAACGGTTGACTTTGGCACTACTGCCGTCAATGCAACTACGTCGTCTGACAACTTGCTTGACGGCGTTGACCTTGGTACGGCTGTAGGTGTCTTTGACAATACGCGAAACGCCGGAACCAATGGCAAGGGTGGACAGTCGCTAGCCGCTGGAAAGTGGATTACTGGCAGCCGTGCTACTGGCGCGGTAGCTGGCCTAGTTGGCTACGCCTACATTACCTATACCGTACTGGACTGACAAAATGGAAATCGCCGGAACCCCGATTGCTACAGGCGTTCTAAATCCTGTAGCTGCAACCAAGATTCCAGACGGTGACAAACTGCGAGCTAACGCGGTAATGATTACGGTGGAAACTCAGGTTGCGCGAATGGTAGTTGACGGCCCTGACGTGACAGCAACAACCGGGCATGTTCTAGCCGTTGGTGGCCCTTACTATTTCAAGGGAGCACAGCAGGTTCAGAATATGCAGTTCATTGACACGGCCGCTGGCGCGTCAAAGGTGCGCTACACTACTTACCGAACTGACGACTGACAAAGGACAGGAAATCCCCAATGCCTGACATTCTACCAAGTTGCCTAAAGCCAAAGGATAAGTTCGCTAACCTTGGTTCAACCAAGGGACTTTCGACCGAATCCAAGGCTAGAAAGTACGATGAAATTCGGCCCGGTGTACCGATTAGCACTGAGCAAAAGGCAGAGCGCATAGACCTTATGCGACACCGGGACGAAAACGGAATCATTAGCAGTAGGCGAAAGACGACTGTAGGCCGAATGACAGTACCTAACACGGCTGACATTTGGGATGAAAACGGAAAGCTAAAGCCATGACGTTTACCTACGATTACGATACTGACCCTGACATTGCTAAAGTCCGATTCATTTTCGGTGACACTGTAGAGGAAGAATCTGAAGTCAGTGACGAGGAAATTACGGCTGTATTTGCTGAAAGCGGTGGGAGCCATGCCGTCGCTGCAATCAAGATTCTTAGGAGCTTGGCAGCCAAGTATTCACGTCGAGCAACATTGACTAGCGGCAACGAAAAGATAGAGCTAGGAAAGGTCAGTGACAGTCTACTTAGGATGGTAGCTGACCTTGAGGCTTCGCTAGGGCAGACAGGTTCAGCCCTAGTCAGTCGAACGATTACGCGAAAGTAGTTAGCGATGATTACAGGGCCAATGTTGTCAGCAGCGCGAACGCAAATGGCGCGAATGTTGACTGACACCTGTACGCACTACGCTAAGACTGAAGCCGTTGACGCTAGCTATGCGAAAACAGAGACATACGCGACAATCGGAACTGAATATTCATGCCTGATTTACAGCGCGCAGGCTAGGGGGATTTCGTCTGAAATAGAGGACGTAGGCGAGACTTCAGGGGAAGTTGCAGCTTACGTCATTCGTCTACCTTGGAACGCTTCAGTTGGAGTTGGTGACAAAGTAGTTTCAGCAGGAACCGAATTCCTGATTACGTCTAGCGGTGACAGTGACACTAACCGCTTTATTCTTCAGGTAGGAGCGAAGCGGATACGCGGGGACAAATTCTAAATGGCGAGAGGCAGTTTCCATACTACTATCGTCTATAACAATTACGTCCATATTGCGGAAAGGCAAGCGGCACTAATCAAACTTGGTATGACCAAGATTATGATTGAAGCCAAGGCTGACGCTAAGAAACCGCTAGTCAAGGGTCACGGCTACGATACCGGAACACTGTATAAGTCAATCTTCTACAGGAACATTACCGGGCTAGTCTACGAAATGTTTACAGCGGTGGAGTACGCTATCTACGTTGAATACGGAACTTCCAAAATGGCGGCAATGCCATTCATGATGCCAGCGGCAAAGATAGCTGGAGCAAAAATTGAAGCAATGGTAGGCGCGGTACTAACACAATATGGAATCTAGCGAATGTCAGTGACACCTACATTCAAGGAAGTAGGAAAGGCGATTGGTGACGCGCTAAGTGCGTCAGTGTCAATCGCTGACAGCGTTGGGATTCACAGAGGTAAAGCCGGTACGAATTCTACTTTTCCGCTAATCAGGATGCATGAGCAAATGCCTACTGACTATCAGGAAACGATAGGAGCGCGCGTTTGGCAATATCACTACATTTCCGTTATTGCGGTAAGTCCCAATCAGGTAGAGGCAGAGGACATAGCGAGGGCTATAGATACTGTCCTACAGCGCGGGTCACTGACAATCGAATTCGGCCGCCACGGTGTCACTCAAAACATTCAATCTGTTTGGTACCAAGAGGGCGACGGAAAAACCTACACGCATGCTGGCGCGATTTACAGAATAGGAGTTAGCGTCTAATGAGCGATCCAACCAAAAGCGAGGGCGGCAAGCCAACTAAGGGAACCGGCGGTGCCGATGCGACCACCTTGGTTCGCGCGCTAGTTCGCATTAGCGGCCCTGACTATGTAATTGAGCAAGGAAAGACAGGACAGATTCCTACCAAGTATGCAGGAAAGCATATTGAGGATGGAACCGCTGAAGGGGTAAAGAACAATGACTGACGCATTCCACGGGGTAGAATCCGCAATCTACGGTGCAGGCTATGACCTCAAGCCGTTTCTAAAGTCTGCAAGTGTCAGCGGCGAGCGAGGCACTTACGAGGCTTCCGCGCTAGCTGACATTTGGAAGGTTTTTCGCGCTGGCCGTGTCAATGGTGAATTCTCAGGCGAGGGTTTCCATAGCACTGGCGCAGGTGAGTTTTCCGAAATCTCAGAGGCCATTCACGGTACCAAGCATGCATTCATGCTAGCACCTGAAGGCGAGGTTGCGGGAAGCGTTTTCGGCGGGGTTTACGGTAACGTTCTTTCCCGCGCGATTGACAGCAAGCTAACCGATATGACTATGGCGGTTTGCAACGTTCAGGCTAAGAAGGGTGCTGACCTAGGTTACATGCTTACGCCGGGTAAGCAGACAGTGACAGCAACCGGATTTAGCGCGTCAGTCGATACGCATATTTCCGATACGCGAGGCGGTGCATTCTACGCAATGTGCCTAGCCTACACGGGTACGGCAGCAAAGCTAGTTATCGGACTTGAGGATTCTGCCGATGACGCTACGTTTGCCGCTGTATCAGGTACCGCGATTCCAACGGCTGACATTGTGGCCGGGTTCAATACGCGAATTGCAATCCCACCGGGTACGGCACTACGTCGATACGTTCGGGCCTACTGGACTGTAACCGCTGGCCTGACTTCCGCTGACATTGTTTGCGGCGCATGCAAGTATTACAACTAAGGGGACTGACAAATGACTGACATTTCACAGCCAGAGGAAGCCGTAGTTCAGATTGACAACTACGCGGGAACACTCACCAATGTAGAAACGATGATTCAGACCGCTGGACTGAGCATCGAATATGACACCGACGATGCTATTTCGCTAGCTGACGATCATGAAGACCATACGCTAGGCGCGAAGGATCCCGGTAACTTTGACAATGACGCGGTTTACACTCGCGCATGGGCCAATCTTTGCATCGCCGCATGGCGAGCACCGAACCGTAAGACCTATCAGGCGATGTTCCGTCCTGAAGGAACTGGAACAGGGCTTGAGGAATACAACTTCAATACCTTCATGACAGGCTTTGAAATGTCATGCGATGACGGTTCAACTTCAACGCTGAATCGTAAGAATAAGATCACCGGCGAAATCGTCAAGTCTGCTCAGGCGTAAGCCAAGGCGACTGACACAATAGAAGAAAAAATCCCAACGTTAGGAACCAAACATGAGCGGCACTACTAAGAAGTCAGCTTCGACCAAGAATAATTCGAATGCAGCCAAGGGTCAGGCCCGGTCAAAGGCCGTTGCTTCTGTCACACGCAAGGCAGAGGCACAGGCGCGGCCTACGTTGGAAGGGCTACAGGCGGCAGCAAGCAAGCTTCCGCAAATCATCCGTCCTACCTACCTAGAATTCGATGTTCCGTCAGGTGACGAAAAGGTAATTATTCGCAAGTTGCCTATTGGAGTGCGTGACACTATCAACGAATTTGCCGACGGCGATCCCGGCAAGTATGCGGGTAAGATGGTTCAGGAAAGTCTTGTTTACCCGCAACTGACATATGAGCAGATCGACGAAATTGACGTTGAAGATTTCAACGTAATTCATCATCATGCAAACGAGCTTTCTTACAGGAAGGTTGGAGAGGTAGTCAAGCAGTTTCTTGACGGACAATCCAAGTCCTGAAGCAGTAAAGCTAATTCATATTCGAAAATTCGCGGGTGAATTTGGCACAACCCCGTGGGCCATTCTCGAAACAATGCCGGGTGACTGGTACGACGTTTTGATTGCGATGGATATAGCCAAGGATGAACTGACTGAAATAAACAGGCAAAAGGCAGAATTCTTTAGAGAGAGCAGGAAGGGTAAATAGGGGAAAGTCTCTATTTGCCCTTTCTGTTTTTCTAAGAAAGGCTAGTTCAAATCATGGCAGCAGCGGGAGCAAGTCTAGTAACACGGCTAGGGGTAGAGGGTCTACCTTCCTACGTTGGTGGCATGAAGGCGGCAGGCGACGAGGTAGATAAGTTCGCCAAAAAGTCAAACCAAAGTCTAGGCGGTGCCGCCGCTGGCATGAAGTCTTTTGGTTCTAAAATGTCGCGTAATGTCACTCTGCCAATCGTGGCAGCGGGCACGGCTTCATTCGTTGCATTCGCAGGCTTTGATAAGACAATGCGGCAGTTCGGCGCGAATGCCGATGTTGGTGGAAAGTCCCTAAAGGGATTCACTAACCTTGCTCTGAAGATGGGCAAAGAAACTAGCTTTAGTGCGCGTGAAGCTGCACAGGCTATGTTGGAACTTTCTAAGGGCGGTATGTCAGCGGCCGAAATCAAGGCTAACGGCCTGAAGGAAACGCTGACACTTGCGGCAGCCGGTAGCATTGAGCTAGGCGCGGCAGCCGGGTATATGGCGAATACGCTAAATATGTTCGGCCTCAAGGCTAAGGATGCTGCAAGCGTGTCAGCGGCCCTAGCTGGCGGTGCCAACGCTTCGACGGCTTCAGTCGAATCTCTAGGTCAGGGACTTTCGCAGGTAGGAGCCGGTGCGAAGGATGCCGGTATGGGCCTGAACGAGACTGTAGCCGCGCTTGCCCTGCTAGACCAAGGCGGGGTAAAGGGAAGCGATGCCGGTACCTCGCTAAAGACAATGCTTGCAAGCCTCGCGCCTACTGCCAAAAAGCAGAAAGACGCAATCAAGGCACTTGGACTTGAGTTCACGAATAGCAACGGAACTTTCAAGTCAATGGCAGAGGTTGCAGAGGAACTAAAGACTAAGCTTGAGCCGCTGACAGAGGTTCAGAAAAAGCAGGCTCTAAATACTATCTTTGGTAGTGACGCTTCCCGCGCCGCGTCAATCATCATGAACGGTGGCGCAGAGGCCGTAAACAAGTACACAGCAGCAACCAAGGATATGGACGCTGCAAACAAAATGGCTAAGACCAATACTGAAGGCGCGTCCGGCAGTATTGAGCAGATGGTAGGAAGCCTTGAGACAGCCGGTATTCAAATCGGTACTGCAATCGCGCCGTCAGTCATTGGGCTTGCAGGTTTTGTCACTGACCTAGCGAACGCATTTAGTAGCTTGCCTCAAGGCGTGCAGCAAGGCATTGTAGGCGTTGCAGCATTCGCGGCAGTTACCGGGCCTACGCTTTCTGCACTTGGAAGCATGGCGCAGGGACTAGGCGCGATTAGAACGGGCATGGCCGGAATCTCGGCGGCCTCTAGCGGAATGTCACTTGCAGCGGTGCTGACCAACCCCTTGGTTCTCGCGGGACTGGCGGCAGCCGGTGCAGGCGTTGCGCTCTATGCAATGTCACGCAATACAAAGGAAGTAGGCGTTTCTGCCAAGGATGCTGCACAGCATGTTAGGGACTTGGATTCAGCTTCAAAGAATCTAGCGGCTGACAATCTTTCACAAAAGGAATCTGACCTTCAGCTAGTCATTGCTAAAAAGCAGCATTCGGCCGCACTTCAGAATCTAAACAAGTTGAAGCGCGACGGTTCCGCAACGTCTGCACAGATCACGGCGGCAGAGGAAGCGGAAGCGCAGGCAGCACTTCAGGTTGAACGTGCAACGCTTGGTGCTAGCGAGGCTCGAAAGAAGAACCAAAAGACTTTGGCTGACACTAGCAAGTCTACCGCTCAAGCTATTACTGACATTAGCAGGGAAACCAAGGTTCAGGCTGACCTGAAAAAGCGTATGGACGAAATCGGCCCAATGGCAGATTCTAAGGACATTCGCGTTGCCGCTGCATTCGCTGGCGAAATGAATAAGCTGAATACTCAGTTCCAAAAGTCAGTTGAAAAGTCGAACGCTGCAAAGGATGCGCTTGGACGTGCCAAGGGTGAATATAAGCAGCTAGGGCCAGCGGCAGCCGGTGCGGCTGACAAAATCCGCGAAATCAACAATCTGCTTTCTGGATTGCCGAAAGACGTAAAGATTGACGTTCGGCTTATGTATCAGGAAGTCAATAAGCCAAGGCCGGGACGCGGAACTTACGCGCCCGCCGTTCCCGGCTATGCGACTGGCGGCCTAGTCCCCGGCCGTGGCCCAAATAAGGACACTGTAGTTGCCGCTCTGACAAAGGGTGAATATGTCATTGACAGGAACACGGTTGACAAATTCGGGCCTGACTTTTTCAAGGGTCTACAGGGCTACAAAAAGGGCGGCCTAATTCAGACGAGCTTGGCGCAGGCAGGAAAGCGCGCGGCAGTTGCGGCTAACCCTACTCTAGCACTTGCTCAGGCTCAGAAAGAACATAAGGCAGCCGTGTCAGCCGTTTCCCGTATCAGCGGAAGCAAGGCCAAGGACAAAAAGGAAAAGCTTGCAGCGGCAAAGGATAATGTCAAGCAAAAGGCTGACGCTGTAATTGCAGCTAGGAAGGCACTTGCTGACGCTAAAGATGCTGCGCTAGTAAGTAAGATTGACAAAAGCCTTGCTGGACAAATGGCCCTGAATGCTCAAGGTCAGTTGCGAGCTAATGCAACGTCTGATTTGACAGATGACATTGCAGCAACTAACAGTGACATTGCTACTAACAATCAGCGAATTGCTGGCCTTCAGAATTCTATGAAGGGTGCCAAGGGTGCTGCGCGTCAGCAGTTGCAGGAACAGCTAAACGCGGCTATCGAACAGCAGATCAGCCTTGACACTCAGCGCACGTCCCTGATTACTCAGCAGAATGACGCAATCAAGCAAGCCGCACTGGACGCGCCTAAAGCGCAAATGGTGCTACGGGACGCACAAACCAATTACGCAATGGCACTTGCTAAGGCAACGCCGGGAATCGAAGACGACCTAGCAGCAACTTCACAGGCTCTACAGGACGAGGAAGCTAGGCGAGCTAAGATCAACGCGGCAATGAGCGCGGCAACTACTGACGAGGAACGAGCTAACCTAGTAAATCAGCTTGCGGATAGTGTCAATGCAACCACGTCATTGACAGAGCAAATGAAGAACGTAGCTGACGCAAATAACGACTTGGCAGCACAGCTTGAAAGGTCAAAGCGAGCAGAGGCAGCGGCTAACGAGGCGGCAAAGCTAAATGCTTCAATGCTGACAGCGTTTATGTCAACCAATGACATTGGCAAAGCTGGCGGTGCGAATGCATGGCAGGCGGCTCAAGGCGCACCGATGATTCAAAACAATATCTACGCACTATCGGGTGCAGATCCGGCCGTGCAAAAGGCACTGTCTGACACTTCCAATTCAGGTAACAGCTTTGGCGGCAGCGCAGATAAGCTATACAACGGACGAACGGCGGCAGCGGTATGAGTACCGGCAATCTACTAATCAGGCTTGAGCATGACGGTTCAGGGGATATTGAAACCCTAACCGGAAGCGGCGAAATGTCAGGCGTAACGGTTCTAGCTGAAGGCACTGACCTAGGCACGCCTACAGAGAATCCGCAATACTCTAGGACTATCACTTCTTACGGTGTCCAAGTGACTGGCGCAACCAAGGAAGCGCGCGAACAGGCGTTGTCACTTTTGGTTGAGGGTGACACGCTTTCTGACCTTCAATCTTCGCTAGATCGCATTGCCGTTATCGTCGAGAAAATCGGGCGAAAGGGCGGGGGTACTCTGCATTACCGTTCGGTGGCAGGTACCAAGGTTACGCGGTTCCGCATTGCTCACGCTAAGATTTCTGACCTAGGAAAAATCAACGAATACGAATCCTTCTACCGTCAGCGAATCACGATTTCGTTTCTTGTCGATCCTCTAGGACTGACAAACCCGCTTGACTTTACTGACAAGTTCCTGACTGACACTTTGGGAACTGGCGGGAAGTTCAACATTGGCGGTGCTGACTGGACTAAGATAGGCGGCAGCGCGTCACTAAGCGTGTCGTCTGCAAAGCTACTGTCAACCACTACCGCGAGTGACACGATTTACAGTCACACGGGCATTGGCAATAACTACAATGACATTCAGCTAACGGCCAAGTTCAACATTGGTGCTACGCTTTCGAATGGTAAGTATGCAGGCGTAGCTTTCAAGTGCTTTGGAGTTGCTACCAACTTCATTGGAGTTATTGCACAGAGCACGGGAGCCGGAGCCGGAACGCTTCAGGTATTCGGCGTGTCAGGCGGTGCCCCTATCGCTGGCGCGACTACTGCAATCACTACGCTTTCGGCTAACACTGACTATTGGGTTCGTGGCCGTATGGTCGGAAATGTCATTATCGCTGAATGGTTCACGTCAGAGCCAACCCCGCTAATGACACCTATTCACACTACTAGCTATACCCTGACAACGGCAGAGCAGGCTAACGTAGGCAAGTCAGTTCTTGGCCCTGTAGGAATCGTATTCAATCCCAATGGATCGACACTGACAATTGACGATTTCGATGCAAGGGCTTTCTGCTACTCATATACAACGTTCCCGCGCGTTGTCACTCTGAACGGGGAATTTGGCGGGACAGGTGACGCACGGGCGGCCGTGTCATTGACAACTTCAACGCTGGCATATAGCGAGACTGTACCGCATTCCATGTTGCTAGCTTGGTGGCCTAAGCCCGAACCTTACAACATGGTTCTAAACCATTCAGGCGAGCTTGGCTCTGGCGACGCTACCGCCTATGGTTGGAGCGCGTCAGCAGTTACAGGCGTAATGACAAACGCCGGTAGCTTGCTTCAGCGTGCAGTTGAATCGGGAGCACTAAACGCATTCGGAAAAGAATTCATACAGGTAACGTCTAACGCGGCAGGAAACAGCGGCGCAGCTATGCCGATTTACACAAAGGGCGGATTCAAAAAGGGAGTGACATATACCGCCGAATGTGAAGTGAAGACTAGCGCGGGAACTAACAGTGCTCGAATCGGCCTAGGTGCGAATGGCAACATTTCGCATGGCACGTCTTCAGCGTTGTCAAGTTCATGGGCTATTCGCACTGTCACTTGGACACCTACGGCAGACGTTGACATTGCCTATGTCACCCCTCAAGTTACAACTGCGTCTGCAACTGTTTTGCAGTTCAGGCGAGTGCAGGTCTATGAAGGCACTACAGCACCTAGGCTACTAGCTGGCGGTTACGGGCCGGGAATCATTCCCGCCGTTGCTGTAGACCCTGCTAATACAGGTAGCGGCTTTGCTCAGTCAGCGGATGCAAACTACTTGATTGGACTTGAGCATTCTAAGAGTGGACAGCTAGCAACCAATCTTGACTACTTCATTCTTCCTCACCTGTTTGCACAGGACGATTACACGTCTGACGAGATTGACCTAGCGGTTTTTGCTAGGTGCGAAGTTCAGAGCACGCAACCAAGTTTGAAGGCGACTATCTCAGTAGTCGGAATGGACGGGAACACTTACGCTGCAAACAGGTACAGTGAATTCTATGCAGATGGGAAGGTATTGAATCTGCCGAACGGAACTAGGTTCAAGCCTTACTACCTAGGAACTGTAACGGTGAAAATCAACCGTGCAAATCCTAGGCGCGCTCGATTGAGCATTCGACTTGATAGCTCGATTTCAGCGGCAGGGCTTTTCGGACTTGACTACTTGGTAGTTGTTCCTGCTAAGAATGTTGCATGCAGCATGACAGGCGTATTGAAGGCAAGCGTAAACGGCTTCATTCGAAACACAGCAGAGGCAACTAAGATTGTCAATTATGACCTGTCAACGGTAGGCGGTAAGGAAAGCAATATCCATACAACTGATTTCCTTGAGCCTGACCAAAGCCTATTGTTGAATCAAATGATTATTGAAAATGAATTGACTGACTTTCTAATCTGGCCGTCTAGTCAGGTTATCGACGCGGCCGATGCAGCCTCTACAGATTCAATGACAATCGGAAATACTATAACGGCTCAGATTTCGATTCAGCCTCAAGTGCATTTGCTAGATCAGTAAGGGTTAGAAAATGCTTTCTATTGCAGTTCAACCAAGAGACAGCGGCTTTGTAAAGCTTGGTACAAAGCATCGTTATAACGTAGTGCCTGAATCTATTGTTTATTCTGGCGATGCTTCAGAATACGGTTGCCTAAATGCAACCTTCCTTCTAAAGATAAATCCTGAATATCAGCACTATGACCTAGAGCATTTCACGCCTGTTGTTATCACTGACGGGAAGGTTGAAGTATGGTCAGGAAGGATCATTTCTACACCTACTGAATATGGCGATACTGGCATTATTCATGTAGAGTGTCAGGGATGGGGACAGCACCTAAAGGACGATGCCACAGATTACGAATGGGTTATCTCTGACCTGTCACGTTTTTACAATACCGCCAATGGGCCAGCGTCAGTAGTTCTTAGCAACTATCAGGCACAGGAAGCGCAGATAAACGGTAGCACTATCGTTTTGCCTTGCCCTCAAGGTTCTACTATTGTGCAGAATCGCGGGTGCTGCGCTACCATTGACCTAGGCAAAAACGTAAAGGCCAAGCGAGCTATTGCAAAGGTAAAGTCTGTAACTCAGCCGGGTACAGCTAACTTCTCTGTTTACCTGCGAATCAGTAGCAGCCCTGACACGTTCGCTGTAGCTGGCACAGATGCCATTCAGTCAGACCCACCAACGACTACTAGCGTGCTCAGGAACACGGCCACTACAGCAGCAAGGTACGTTCATATTTTTTGGTTCTACGGTGGCCCTACTACGGCAGCGGGTGCAGACCATTCAATACAGGTGGAGAGCCTAAAAATCTTCATGGACTCGGCAGACGAATCTGGCGATGATTCGGTTTTGCTTGCGTCAAGTGCAATCATTGAAACTCTGGATTTGCTCTGTCCTACTTTCTTCAGCAGCAATAGAACCAAGATTTCAACTACGTCATTCTACCTGCCTCAATTCCCCGGCAAGCCGGGATTCAAGTACGGTTCCGAACTAATCGAAGCGGCTAACGCCTATCATGGTTATAAGTTCCTACTGTCACCGAATGCAATTCCGATTCCGATTTTCGAACCTCAAGATTCGGTTCATTCATTCGTAGTTGGAGCACAGGACGATTACAAATTTAGTGACCCTAGTAGGAATGATGGAAGGTCTGTATTCTCTAGGGTTATCTCTGAGTTTACCGGAACTGATGGGATACCTGATTACTCAGAGGCAGCTAGCACAGGTGCAACATGGGCACGCGGAAACGCTGCAATAAATGACGGCGGCTTCGAAGGGTCAATGACAAACTGGAGCTTCTACACGGCAGGCTTTGCCGGACTAGCTGCAAACAAGTCAGCCGTTCATTTCCAGTCAGGAATTTACGGAATGGCTATCCCTGTCAATGACATTCTGACAGGGTTGATTTCAGCGGCGAAAGTCAATAAGCGTTACCGTGTCAGCTTTTACGCTAAGTCAGTCGCGGCGAGTGACACAATCAAATTTGGTTCAGACGGATACCCAACGCCTACAGGATTCTTAGGTGACGTAAACGTAGCTTACAAATCATTCAACATTGTCAGTTCCGGTTGGACTTTGTGCCAAATGGAATTCACTAACAGTGCTGAATTTACACGCTCACCAATCCAAAGCACTTCAATTGACTTTTCGGTAGGCGGCTCTACAGGCGTTGTCTATGTAGATTCATTTGAAGTAGAGGAAGTAATGGGAAACGTTGTCAATCGAAGGGGATTCCAGAGGACAAAGCTAGCACCGATTAGCTCTAGGTCAACGTCAGCATATGCCAGCGGCATTGCAGCACTTGAGCTAGGAAATTCTAACTACCCGCCACTACAGGGCAAGCTAGAACTGGCAGGAACCATAAGGTCAGCGAATGGTGACAACGTGCCTGTCAGTCGGATCCCGTCAGCAATGGGGAAGATAATTCTACTTGAGCAATTCAAGGATCCGAACACAGGTGCAGTTGGTAGAAAGGCACCGATAAAGCAAGCTGAATACAATGAGGCTGAGAATAAAGTTATGATTGACCTAGATGACAATAACGACTTTATCTCGAATCTAAAGAACCGCATTCTTTGACCAAAAAAAATCAACCAAAGGGGAACACATGGAACCGGACGAAATGACAGGCGAGTTGGTCGAACTACAGCAGGCTACAGACAGCAAGCCTAAGCCGCTATATCGGGACGAAACCGCGTACCTGATTACGGCCGCTGGACTAGCTGCATATGCTCAGACTAATGACATTCGTATTCTTATTGTCCTAGTCGCTCTGTATGCAATTGGCAACTTCGCTATGCGGATTACTTCGCAGATTGTTGAAGGGAAGAAGCGATGATTCTAACTCGATTCCGCGCAGTTATTCGACCACGAAAGACAACGCCTTTTCGGCGTGTAGATGGTGAATGGGTAACGAATGAAAGCCCTGTTTATGTCAGGCGTGTAAAGGGTCTACCAATGGCATTGTCATTGAAGCCGCTTCATGGTTACACGTCGCTACTGACAAAGGCAGAGCTTGAGTTTGTCAAGCGAGTTTCACGGCGCAAAGGATGGATTGTCAAGGAACGGCCAGCCAACATTGAGATAGAGGAATACCCCTATCTTGACGGTGACTTAGACTGTAACCCTGAATTGCTGAAGCGTCTAAACCAAGTTGGTAAGCGGCTCAAGCGAACCGTTTTCGTCAGGTCTGGACTTCGCACAATTGCAGAGCAGACCTCACTATACCAGCAAAACATGAATGGCGCAACCGGGCAGCCTAAGCCGGGACGGCCATTGACCGCTAGGCCGAATCCAAATGCCCCGCATGTACGGGGAATTGCGGCAGATTGCGGGATTGACGGAAAGGACATTGGAGACTTCCCCGGCGCAGTTGACGCACTACGCGCAGAGGGGTTGGGCTTGCCGGTTGCAAGTGAAGACTGGCACGTTGAAATAACTGACAGCATGGTAGGAGAGAAAAGCTAAATGGATAACTCAAGCGTAGCCCTAATCATAGGGGGTTCGGCTACCTTGGTTACTGCAATCGGTGCGCTTATTTATACGTCACCGGGCAGAGCATGGAAGCTATTAGTAGAAGACCTAAACTATAGGGTGAAATCACTAGAGCAGGAAAGGGACGGATATAAAGCTTCGATGCATGAAGCCGAAAGTCAGGTCAGGCGACTTCGAACTATTCGGTCAATCTTGGAAGACATTATCCGTGGCCTTGGTGGAACGGTTCCATCATTCCATAATGGTGAGCATCCAGACGTTGCCCCCGAACGTCGATCAACCGGCGGTGCCGCTGACACCCTTGGTTGACAATGAGTAAAGCAAAGCGCAAAAAGCGGCAAGCTAAACTGTTAGCGAGAAAGCTTGAGGAAGCGGCTTCAGAGTTTACGGATTCTGCCGAACTATTCTTCAGGTCACTTGAGCTAAGGGAAAAGCATGACCCGCATTCGCGCGACAAAATACGAAAAGACCCGTGCGTTTACTGCGGTTCAAAGGATCATATCCTACGGACAGTGGATCACATTTTAGCCAAAGCAAACGGCGGGTCTAATTCGTTAGGAAACCTAGTTTCAAGTTGCGGTGAATGCAACAATGAAAAGGGTTCTATGTCACTTCTTGAGTACCTTATACATCGTCTACCAATGGCAGAGTGATTTCTGAAACACGCTGACACTGGCGACAAAATACACCGGCAATTCGCCTGTCTTTGATTTGCGGCAACACGGTCAGCTTTTGACTTGCTAGGTATTCGCCTAGCCGTGATACATGCTCGCAAATCGAAGGCGGGCGATTGTCATTTATTCGGTAGTCCATCGGTTACTATCCTTAGTGCGTGCGGTGCAAGTTCGTGACATTCCATCATGAGCCTTGCGTCCATAGTTGAAGATAATAGAATGACAGTTGAATTGACAGGGTGCTTTCTCTGCCATACCCGCGCCCAATCTAGCCAACGTTGGTTATCGTCCACAATGTAACCAAGTTGCTTCATTGAATCCAGCGGAACCTTAGAACGCCCGTCTAGGTTGCAAGCATCGTCCTGTTGAGACTTTTTGAAAAGGTCAATCCTGACAGTTCGTTTTTCTTGGTAGGCTATTGGAGTGGCACTACAGACTTTAGAAAGCGCGTACTGAAACTTTCGTCTAGCGTTAGCCTTGAATTCACGATTGCCTAAGATCAGTTCATTGAATGACGGCGGCAGCATTTCAGGGAGAACCAATGCGAACACTTCATGCAACGTGTTACCAATCGGGATTCGATACCTAACCACGTTTGCTATTACGTCGAATTCCATTGCCCCCCCTTTCCATCATTCTTTCCTCTAAAGCGTCTAGTGATTCGTTGAAGGCTTCCCTGCCCTTTTCTGTTATCCGGTAAGTAACAATCATTTGCTTTGTCAGTGAGCAGCCGGGATATTCGCGCTCTAGCTTTTCGACGCAACCGAACTTCACTAGACCTGTCAATGACTTTTCAACCATGTTACTTGTTAGCCAATTTCCCGTTTCCGGGTCTGTCAGCGGATACAGATTCCCTAGCACTTCAGAGAGAGATTGCAACTTGGATGCCCCGCCCAAAATAGACAGGGCATCCAAGGTGTCAATCTCAATGTCAGTCAGCTTATACAATCTCCCCCGTTTTGGGGAAATCATAGGCTTACGGTACTTTGGTTCTGTAGTGGCCCAATTACCCCCGATGATTGGGTCATTAGACATTCTTAGGCGAAGGGTAGTCCGGTGGGTGCAACTGGCGGGGTTGCCTGCGCCACGGCCTGACCAACGCTCTGAGGCTGTGCAGGTGCATCGAACGATGCAACCGGCGCGGCCTGCTGAACCGGCTGTGCCTGAACCGGGTTGCCTGCCGCGTCAAACGGAATGTCGGCCATGTTGCCAGCGGGTGCCGCCTGCTGAACCGGGAAACCCTGCTGAACGGGCTGAACGCCGAAGCCCTGACCCTGCGCCGGGAAGCCCTGTCCGGCCGGTGCGAAACCACCCTGAACGCCTGCCGGTGCAGCTACTAGCTTTCGGACAAAGACATTGACAAACGTAGTGCCTTCATGCTTGCCCTGTCCGGCAGCATGCTTTACGTCAATCTCTGCAAACTGACCGATCAGAGCAGGAAGGTAGTTCGGCACTTCAGACAGGCGGCCCTTGAAACCGAGATTCTGAAGCTGACCCTTTGCGAAGCCCATTGAATCCTCTGAAGGATGGTTATTCAGTCGGATGGATCCGAAAGCCATTCCCTTGTCAGTCTTCATATGCGTCTTGACTGACAACGTGCCTTCATATTCTTCAATGCGGCATACGTTGATTTGTGCCACAAATCGGCCTGCCGGGTGCTCCCCGCCTGTAGCCTCTGTAGCTTCAAAGTCAGCGTCTAGTGCTGCAAGCTGTGCTGCGAAATCCATTATAGTTACCTTTTCCTTTTTTCTGTTTTTTTATTGGGTTAGTGTAGCGTCAAACTCGCGGGCAACTGCCGCAACGCCGGGGTCTGGATTGTTTACAGGCGGGGTCACATTGTCAGGCGTGGCCGCCGTTGCCTCATTGGTTGGAGCAGTAAAACCGAACCAAGCGTTTAGGTCGATTACTTCCCCATTCCAATTTCTGTTTATCGCGTCATAGTCGAAAGGAAGCAAAGGCTGAAGGCGTGTCACCTTTCCGCGCTCCCCTGCTGACACCTTGGTTGAAGGCTTGGTATGAACTACCCGACAATCTCGGCCCATGATATGCTGAGTTTCAGCATACATGATGATATTTACGAAAGGCTCAATGATTGCAAGCGGCCCGCTGTCCATTCGCGGCTTAGTCTTTTCGTACTTGCGCGCCGGTTCCTCGATTAGTTCAGTAGTCGCGTGACCAATGAAAACGATTCCGAAACCAAGTGCCTTTATTCGAGCAATCCAAGACGTGTATTCGTTCTTTACTGCCTTCCACGCCTTGCCGAAACCAACGTCGGATTCGTGCTCCCAACCCTGAGTGCGCTTGACATAATCACGGCACATATCGTAACTGGCCTGTCCAGTGTCAATGATAACTACGCCGTCAATGTTCTTACCCTTAGTTGTCTCTAGGACTGACGTTGCAACTAGCACGTCTTCCCAAAGCGCGATAGGCGACGTAATGCGATCACGGCCGTTCGGGTACTGCGCTGAAGCTGGCATGAGGTTTTCGAAAGTTGGAACGTCAATCCCTACGGTTCCCTGTTCCGCGTCAAAGAAAATCGCATTGGGGAACTTCGATGCTTCAGTAGTCTTCCCAATCTTAGGAGCACCATAGAGCAGGATAGTATTTCGCCAAAATGGCATTTGAGCCATTGGGGTGATTGGCACTAGGCTTGCAAGTCCGGTTCGGTCTGTCATTGACATATTCCTTATTGGGGATTTGATTCGCTACCGGGGTAGCCTTCTTTGACCTGATAGAGCGATGCTGCACTTTCAACGCCGCAACAAATCTCACGGTGAGCGCAGCCGCCCGCCCATGAGCACGTTTCCTTAGAACGCGGATACTTACCGCGTTCCCTCGCGCCGTCAATCTGTTCCGCGTAGTCCTGCATTTGAGAAAGCCAATCGGCAATTTCATCGTCAGTGCGCGTTTGCGAATACTCTAGGAAGTAGTCTTTCTCGTTTTCCTCTACTTCCTCAATGCATCGACTGACATACTCTGCCACTGTCTCGGCAACTGGATTCTTACCGCGTCCCTTTTTTCGCACTAGGCGCGGCTTCAATGTCACTCGATACTTGATTTCATTGACAGGATGCCCCGCATGGCGCAAGCCTGCAACCTCTGCTGTAATTTGCGTGTCAAGGTCTAGGTTCGCAATGTCAGCTTCAGTCCAGCGTGACTTGAACTTATCTTCGACACCGAAAGGCGTAGTGTCGAATGTCAGTTCGGGGACTGACAATCCATCGGCCGCGCCTCTGAAGGTATGCGCTGTACCGGGAATTGGGAATTCGTACTCTATTTCCCGCAACTGACACGGGCCGTAAATGTCAATGTATTTAGCCGCGTACCATTCAACTAGAGCGGCTTCAATCATTAGTTCGTCAATGCGCTTTTGACTGTCAGCCGCGTCTAGCAAGTCAGCGTAGTTTTCCTTGACTGACATTTTCGGGTCATTCAGTTCTAGTGCCCGTGCGAAAGCCCCGCCCATTCTGAAAGCGGGAAGGTCTGAACCTATGCGTTCCATGCCACGTTCGTACTCAATGTAGAAACGTCGCTGGCATCGTTGGAACACGCCTAGGCGAGAATGCGAAAGTGCGTTAGGCGCGTAAACGTGCAACGTTCGATTCTCGATAGTTGCAACCTGTTCGGTTTGCGCGTCCGGCTCTGCAAGCATTTCAGCAAAGCGCGCGTTGTTAGCAAAAGAAGTAGTCACGAAAAAGCCTTTGCGATTCGTTCGGGATGATCGGAAAACGATGCAAAAAATGGCCTAGGGTAGAGCTGCAAGGGATGATTTGCACTTGCTCTAAATGGGTTGGGTTTGATAGATGGTTGACGATTTCCCTTGCAGCCCTCCCCGGCCTGCAACGTCTGCGACACAATATCAGGTAGTTTCGGGTCAAGTCAAGGGCAAGTTTGCGAATTCGTGCAACGGGCATGGCACGGTCGATTCGAGCCAACCAAGGGTGTCGGGCGGCCAGCCGAGACAGGCACGCGCACGCGAGAGGGTGCCAAACGATACCGTGCAGAGCCGGGGCTCTTGCCAAGCTGCACTGTCATTGTTTTTGGCTCAAGTGCTTGGAAAAGCCTAGGGCCACTGGATTGGCCTAAACGTTTGTTTGACAAATGCCGATAGATGGATATATGCTTACTGAGCAAAGCGAAAAGGACGTGAGAAATGCACCTTAGCTATTTCAACCCTGACCCTGACACCTGCTACGGCGATTGCTGCGCTTCGAATGAGGATAAGGAACTTATCCAAATGATCCCTGAATTTGTGGCAGTAATCAGGAACTATCCAAATGGCAATATGTCGAGAGAAATTTACGAGCTTAGGAAGCGAGTATTGGATTTGGTCGATGACTGACACTCCCCCAACATACACACTTCAGCAAGCCCTAGAGCAGATCGAAAAGTGGTGCTACGAATCACTGACAGAAACCAAACTCAATGGCAGTAAGAAAGTTGTCAAAGACGAGTTTGGAAACACGATACGGATTCCAGTTCCTAAGAAAGTCAAGGAACACTTGGAAGCCCTCTATGAAGATATGGACTTAGACGACTGGCTCAAGCTTGCCAACGTCTATAAAACCGTAGCCCTAGGCTCTGCATTCGAGGCGAAAAAGCGCGTTGGCAGGCCGCCCGGTGCCCACTATGGTTTAGGCTCTACAGAGCGCGCAGCCCTCAAGCGCGAGGAAGCGAAGCGTGCTAGTATTTGGTACCCCGGCTACCCTGACGGTTGCGTTGAATGCAAGGGGACTGACTACGCGCATGCCAGCGGGGGAATGTGCAACCGTTGCAGAAACAGGCTACGACGAATGGGCATCGGTATTCGAGAATATCGAAAGCTGAAGGCAAAGCTAAAGACACTACCAAAGGAACCAAGTTGATTGAAACCGTACACAATAACGGGCACGTCTGCCTAGAGGATTCAATGGGGTCAGACCTGCATATTGTCAATAACGCGCGTGTCAGTTTTGACCAAGAATCTGACACGTTCGGCGATGCAGAAAAGGGCTTGCTAAACTTCCTCATGAAAAACAAGCATGGTTCCCCGTGGGAATCTGTCCTGTTTCGCTTTGACGTGAAAGCCCCTCTATTCGTTATCCGCGAATGGCAACGTCATCGCATTGGAAGCTTCAATGAGCAATCCGCTAGGTACTCGGAAATCCCTGACGAATATTACATTCCAGACGTTACGCACGTCAGGCACCAAGTAGGCAAGCCGGGTAACTACAGCTTCGAAACTGTCAATGACATTCAGGTTGCGAATGACACTAGGGACAGTATTGACTTTGCCTGTCAGTCAGCGTTTGCCGAATATCGCGCAATGCTTGACGCTGGTATTGCAAAGGAAGTTGCCCGCGTAGTGCTCCCGGTTGGTATGTATTCGCGCATGAAGTGGACTGTCAATCTGCGCGCGCTTATGAACTTCCTAGAGCTAAGAAATCACGAACACGCACAGCGGGAAATTCGAGACTACGCCGAAATTGTAGAGCGCATGGCGACTAAGGTAGTTCCTTACGCTATGTCAACCTTTGTAAAGAATGGACGGATTGCGCCGTGACCTGCCTATGCGAGCGTACACCTGAACTTCCACGTTGCAAAGTCCCGTGTCAGTTACTTATAGAGCGCATTTCCTTTGAGGATATGGGCAAGCCGTTTTTTCGAAAGGAAAGCCTTATGTCAATGACAGATCAGAATGAAAAGAAGTTGCATCCGCTAGACAGGACGCATGAGTTCGTGCCTTCAGGTCAAGCCCCTAGCGTCTGCATTTGCGGGTTGCATAGAAATCATGTTGCCCATTTGTCAGAGCTACCGCCGAATGACAACGTAAACAGCCCTAGTCACTATCAGTCCAGCAACGGCATTGAATGCATTGACGCAATCGAAGCCGCATTGACACCGGAAGAATTTAGAGGCTTCCTGAAGGGCAACGCTATCAAGTATCTTTGGCGCAACGGAAAAAAGGATGATCCAGAGCAGGACGCTAAGAAAGGCAATTGGTACATGACGCGACTGATTGCGAAGCTGTCTCTAAATTCTTTCAAGGGCTAACAGTGAATGACTACAGGGAATACTTCCGGCGCAATATGTCAGTATTGACAGAGGGGGAATTGGCAGTTGCGCTTTTCCACTGTCTAGCCTGCGATGCAAGGCCCGGTGAACCGTGCATAGATAGTCCTAGAATGAGTGACCCGCATATGAGCCGGGTTGACGGATTGCGGGCATTGCAGGAATACATGAAAGACGATGCTTGACAGAGCAGTTGTCAGTGTGATACGCTGGCATAGCGACACCCGTATTGCTGGCAATCGGGAATGTCATTGACACGGCTAATTCATTGCGGGAAGTAGATAGCATCTGTTCTAAGCGTGAGTGTCAATGACAACTAGCGGATATGGTGGAAATGGTAGACACGCGGGATTTAGGATCCCGTGCCGAGAGGCGTGCAGGTTCGATTCCTGTTATCCGCACTATGAAAATGCCATGTGGACACGATAGCAGCGAAGCAAAATCAAGCGTAGATCCTGTAGGAGATTTTCAGGTTACGCGGTATTGCGGCGCATGCCTGACAGAGCTACTAGCTAGAGACAATGCAGCTTGCAACGTATGCGGCCGTGATTGCCGCCCGCCACTGATTGACGGCACTTGCACAGATTGCCGAAA